AGAAGCTTCTGCACTATTGTTGTCACCAGAAATTGGTAGTTGAATAGGATTAAATTCTTGCACAGGTTGAGGTTGAAACGGTTGAGGTCTACGCACAGGCGTAACACTGCCGATGGGAGGCCGCGCCCTCATGTCTGTCAGCATGGGGAGTTTAGGAGTCTCACCGACCATGCGCATAGGCACAGGCATAATCCCTTGCCGAAACTCATCAGGGTTGTTTCTTTCGTACTCCATACGCCTGCGCACCTGGTCAGGAGTCAGACCAGAAAAGGGATTACCTGAATGTTGAACAAGACGCCTTTCAACAGGGTCATTAGGACGCCCATCTCTGTACTGCTGCATCATTGGTGCAAACATGAAGGTTAGAAGATTCCGCTGAACTTCTTACCGCGAATCGCTGCACCACCACCACGCATCTCACCTGCGCCGTAAGGAGCAGAAGAAGTGGGCGTAGCTACAGACTCGCTCTTTGCATAGTTCACCGTACCCTGATCTTTGATAGACACCTTGCTATCAGTGACCTTTGGCTGGGGAAAACTCGTTTGACGCTTGATCATGACTTCTTACCTTTTGGTGTTGATTTGGCTTTGGCCTTTGGAGCAGCCTTCTTTTTAGGTGCTGCCTTCTTCTCTGGTGTTGGCTGCGCAACTTCTTCAACCTTATCTTCAACAGGTGCAGGAGTTGGCTCTTCGCCAAGACGGAGCTTTTCCTCTGCTTTGTTGACGGCCTTTTGAACTGCGGCCATCTTCTGTCTTACTGAACTCATTGTAAATCCCTCTTTTGATTTACTGCCTGAAAAAATCTTTGGCAATGTTTTCTGCAGTTTTAGCCATCTGTGCAGAACGTTGCAAGCCTATTCGCTCACGAGCCACATCGTCCTTCATGCCAGCAATCTCTTTCTGCAAGTCCATGCGCTCATCAGCCATGTCTGCAGCGTTATCAATACGCTCACTTTCCAGATCAATGCGTCGATCAGCTTCGCTTGCTTTACGCTGCAGATCTGCCTCTTTGATATCAAGTTCACGATCACGCAGGTTGACCAAAGGATCATCTTGCTGTGGTGGGGCAAATTGCGGTGACATCGCTTCAGTTAACTGCATAGATATCTGAGCAACCTTATCTTCCATGATCAACTGCATCTGTTGTTGCATCTGCTGCATCTGCATCTGAGCCTGTTGCGCAGCCATCGGATCAATCTGAGCTTGTTGTTGCATCTGCTGTTGAGTTTGCTGCATCTGTTGTTCCATCTGCTTGATCTCAGGATCTTGCTGAGCCATCTCGCGTGCCTTGAAGTCAATGTGCTGATAGATGTGCGCTTGAATCATCGCCAATCCCTGCTGTTGCCCTGGAGGGGCAGAAGCAACGATGGGAGTCTTCAGTAAAGCAATGTGCGCATCCATGTGGGCGTCATGATCTTGCTCTGCAAACGCCTGTGCAGGCTGCATCTGTAAGAACCCAGCATTCTCCATGGAGGGAGACACAGGCTGTGGTTGTGGGGGTGGTGGTAACACCTGCTCAATCTGCTGTATACCCATCGCCTCGTACATACGACGATACGCTTCGTATATACCCTGTGGCCCATGGATCTGAGGGTTCGACTGCACCATCTGCATCATCTCTTGAGCAAGCATCACACGCTGGCTCATGGAGAAGATATTCGGGTCAGACACAGGAATGATGTCGATACGATCATCGAAGTCCTGTGCTAACAACTGCTGCTGACCACTAGCAATCTGATACGGATACGCCTTGATCGGTGACTCTTTAATCACCCGTGCAAGAATGTTGAACTCAACCTTTTGGCTGTAATGCATGCGCTTGTGTATCGCGCTCATCACCTTAGTGCCGCGCTCAAGTAACGCAATCGTGGTGCCGACAGGCGCCTGCTGGTTACCATCACCAACCTGCATATCACCTACAGAAGCAAAACGACGGCCCGCCTCCACCAACATACCAAGTAACTGCAACAACGTGCCGCTTGGTTCTTGGAAAGGCAGAGGCATCAACGCATCACGCAGTGATCCGCCGGGTGCGTCCATATCCCTAAACTCACCAGGCTGCAGTGGCACATCGCTATCACGAATACGAATACCACGAGCCTTGAAACCTGCTGGCAAATTCGCCAGCGTGCCAGCGTCGATCAGCTGACGCAGAATCGAAGTGGATGCTTGAGACAATCCACCAATCATATGGGTCAGACCAAAACCATAAAAACCAACACCTGGCAGAAACTTGTAATGCACAAAGTAGTCAATGCGACGGCGCATAATGTCCGTTTCGACATAGTTCCTGCGTATCGAAAGAATCGTGTTTTGCTTAGGGAGTAACGTGACGATGTACGGTAACTTGATACCTGTTTCTTCACCTTGCGCATCCTTATCTTCAAAGCCAGGAATATCAAGCTCAACGTGAACTTCCATGAGCTCTGCTTCGTAATCGCTAGAGCTACCAGATGGCTTCACGCCCTGCAGTTCATCGATCTCTTCTTCAACATCCGTAGATGAATATGTCGTATCGTCAGACTCACCAGAGATCTTGGTCTTGCGGTAAAAGCCCGTCTGCTGCAGCTTGCGCACTTCGTTCATCGACATGTCAATCACATGCGTGATACGCACCGCATTATCAAGACTGGTGGTGCCATAAGGCACGATCAGCTTTTCAGATGGGATGAAACGAGAAACGGGACGGCCTAGTGACTGGTCAAAGTGAACCTTACGAAATGCGCTGCCAGACAAAGGCAAATAGAACAGCAGCTGGTCAGTCTCAGGATCGTATTCCTTCATCTCCTGAGTGATCAGATAGTTCATGAACTCCTGAACACGAGCCGCCTGTAGGTCAGTCTGAGGTGTGCCCATACCCATGACCATGGTCTTAACAGGGCCACCAGCAGGTAATAATTCTTTGTATGCTTGTGCTTGGAACTGCGTCACAGACTCGGCAAGCAACGGATGAATCACACCAGATGCGCCCTCAAAAGGCTCAGTGCGATCTTCAAACTTCATGCCCAAGAACTTTAAGCCCTCGGTATACTGATCAACCCACTCTTTGCGCGATGACTTATCGTCATCAATGTCGGCCATCAAGTCAGAATAGATTCTGCCCAGATCAGACTTATCAATGACTTCAGCGAGGTTAGAGTTGAACGGAGGGGGAATGTCTTCACGAAGATCGTCTTCGCCAAATACCATGGTGCCATCGTCCATGAGGGCGGCATCTTCATCATCCATGCCATCGAACATCAGATCTTCAGGAGACTCAGCGCCTACCTCAATCTCTTTGGTGTTGTCCTCGATCCCTAGCTCATCGACATCAACGTCATCTACACCGCGCTCTATGGCCATGGCATGCCCTTCTTGGGTTTATCTCATCTGGTCAAGATCACTCGCCTATGTTCGAGTTTACTCGTCCTCAGTATCGTGGCCACTATCTGCATACAGATTATCGAAGATACGATTCACATCTAACGTGTAATCCAAATCCGACTTACTGTAGTGAATGTGCTGAGAAGGCTTGAAGTCAGGTGCCCCACTGCCAGTCTCAAACCACGCAGGATGCGTCACTCGCACCCTGTTGTTAGGCAAAGCTACTATATTCCCAGTCCACTCGCCAGCATCAAGTAACTCCATCACATGCGATTGCTTATGCTGCGCAGGATCATCAGCGATCTCATTCTCCGCATAATCAACCGTAAACAGATACTTTGCCGGGTACATGTTGCCATCGATCTTGGCAAGCCAGGGGCATGGCGTAGCGCGATCTAGAACGTATACAGCATGAGTGTGAGAAGAACAGTCCCAAGGCTGGGCATCATGTACCGCCATAGGGATAGGCCAGTCTTCAAACGGTGTGTCCGCCACCAAAGCAGTGATCGGCATCCTCGCCCACATGGCCCCACCATGCACATTTGACTCATCCTCTTCGTCATCATTCTCACAGCCCGTAAAGATTACCTGAAAGCTCAAGCACCTCGTGGGCATCGTGGTCACAGCGATTGCCATCGCGTGTAAGAACTCGCCGTGATATTTCTGATGGTTGTGTGTGTATTCTCGTCTCACCCAGCACTTGAAGTGCGGGATGTTGCTTTGCAAGTATGGCAATTAAAAAATGTCCTTAGCATAGTCTAGTGCCCGTTCCACAAAGCCTGGCGGTTCTTTTGGTTTCGCCGCAGGGGTTGGAAGCTTTACCCCAAGTTCCTTTTGTTTTTCAGGCGTTAAGTAGTTACCGATATCGTCTTGCAAAGCTTCAAGCTCTTCTAGACGAGTCCTGTCTAAACCTATGGGATAGTAACCATAGATATCCAATAGATCATCTCTTCTTTGCTTGTCTTCACTAGTAGTTGGATTCTTTTTGTCTAAAGCATCCAAATAATAGTGTCCTTTGCGCACAAGATTTCTGAGCCTAGATCGTTCATCTTTAAGACGTTCATACTTAACGCGGCCCATCACAGAGTCACGGTCAGCAAGATCCATCTTCTGATTTACTTCTTCAAGCATATCTTTCAAGAACGGCAGGCTTTGACCTCTGTGAAAAAGCTCGTGAGCAACTGTGTCTGACACTTCATCTAGCCCACCAACACCAAGCTCTCTAGCTCTTGGACTGGTTGACTGAAAGTACCTGATCTCATCAGGATTGGGGTAAGAGCCTTGGTAAAAATCAAGACCCATTGTTCGATCTACATTCATAGCCAGTCTGTCAGGGTTTGCTTCTGGCAAATAATATGAACCAAGGAATGTTGATGCACGTTGATCTTCACCTGGTTTCGGCATGCCTTTGGGCTTGATAACAGCACGGCGACTTTGTGATCCCTCTTGATCACCTTGGCCTTGCATGCCTAGGTAAGACATAAGGCCATAAAGACCACCATAGCGGAGATCTTCAGGAAGGCGGGTCTGAACCTCATCTTCAAACTCAATGTCGGCCATCTGCTCAGATGCCGCACGAGCTTCCTCAGACAAGGCATCCCGCAGCAGGTCTTCTATCCCCACTTGGCTTCCCACTTGGTGCTCTTGGCGCGCTTATTGGCCATGCCGCCCTTTGACCTCTCAATAGGCGGCTTGGCATCCTTCATGTCTCTGCGGGCAGAAAGGCCCAAGTCTTTCTGAGCCTTTCGAGCGCGACTCTTCTGAGCAGGCGTCATCATCTTTTGACGGGCTTGTGTGACGCCTTTGATCGGCTCTTCAGTTGACTCTTTTACAGCCTTCTCACCAAACTTCTTGATGGCTTTCTTGATGCCCTCTCTGCTGATGAAAGCAGCTATTACCGCAGGTAAGGCCATTATTTCATCGCCTTGCCGTATCCACGAAGCGCAGCACCTACGCCGCGAGGCTTGCGTGAGACAGCTTTCTTCTTGACGGGCCCGCCTTTGGCCATGCCCTTCTTGGTCATACCACCCATGGCATAACCTTTCTTCTTCATGGCACCGCCTTTAGCCATGCCTTTGGACTTCATCATGCCGCCAGCTTGCTTCTTGACGACACCCTTGCCCATCAAGATATCTTTCTGTGTTACCTTGCCGTCACCACTGAGATCAGGAAACTTGCCTGCAGGGCCACCAGCCTTCATACCCGTAGGCATACGTTTGCCACCACGAGCACCACCTTTAGACGCCATCTTAGATTTCATCATGCCGCCTCCAGCTTTGTTTGCG